CTTAGAAACGCAACGCCGCCGACCTATTGACAGCCATTACTCCATGCGCAATCCTTGACGCATGGAGAACAAAGGCCTTCTTCCGACACGAGTACAGGCAGGCGAAACCATCTGGGTGGCGTCCGCCAATACAGCGCAATCCCGCGCGGACATCATCATCGACGGCTATCTGCCAGCGTCCTACACGCTGGCCTACCAGTTCGCGGGCGCATCCCCGGTAACGGTCGCGGGCGTTGCAAACGGCGGCGGCACAGGCTGGACGCTGGAAGTAACAGCCGCCGCAACACTTGCGTGGAAGCCCGGAACGATCAAGTTTGCCGGGTACGCCACACAAACGGCGACCGCGCGCGTCTTCGCCGTCGACGCCGGAACGATCATCGTAGACCCCTCCCCACTGTCCACATCATCGTGGACCGCCGTAGTAACCGCTTGTGACGCGGCCATACTTGCCTATGCGGGCGGCGGCATGCGCAGCTTCTCGCTTGATGGCATGTCCTATTCTTTCAACGATATGTCCGAACTGACCACGCTCCGGGCTTACGCTCAGAACATGGCCGATCAGGAAACGGGTGGGCGCATGGCTCGCGTAATCAGATCGAGGTTCACTTGATGAAATGGCCGTGGACAAAGCGAACGGTTAGCCGCCCGTCGTTTGCAGTACGCGGCTTCCAGGCCGCAGACACCGACCGCCTGCTTGCCGGGTGGAAGTTCGACGGCGGGTTTACGCCTGGGGAAATCGCGTCGCACCTTGAGGTGATCCGCGCGCGCTCTCGCCAGATGGAAAAGGATGCGCCAGCGTTCAAGCGGTGGTTGGGGCTGTGCGCCATTAACATCGTCGGGGAAGGATTCGCGCTGAAGTCTACGCCACATGATGGCACGCCAGGCAAAGCCGACTACCGATTAGACGAGGCGGCGGCGCGATTCATTGAGTGGCATTGGTGGAACTATTGCACGCACCGCGACCCGGTGACGATGCAAACGTACTGCGATGCGACCGGGCGCAAGACGGACGCGGAGATTGACCGGCTGAACGTGCGGACGCAGAAGCGGGATGGCGAGTACTTCATCCACATTTTGCGCGGCGCTCAGAACCCATACGGCATTTCGTGGCGCGTGTTGCGCCCGGACTGGTGCGACCACACCTACAATCTCGCCATGACCTCCGCAGGCACGATAATCCACAACGGCGTTGAGATGGTAGAGGCCACGCGCCGCCCGATTGCCTACTACTTCCACACGACCCCGACCAGCGTCTATGCCTACAACGGGCGCGGTTTGCCTCTTGTTCGAATACCGGCGTCAGACATCATCCACGGTTTCACGCAACGCGACGAAGACCAGCCTCGTGGCATTCCAGAAGCGCATTCCGTGCTTGTCAAGCTGAAGATGTTGGAAGAGCTTGACCGCGCCGAACTGACCGCCGCACGTGATGATGCTTGCTCTACTCGGAGCTACGAAGCGCCACGGGACGCCAGCATGGACGGGTTCAAAGACTTGACCCTTGCCGAGAACGAAGCAGAAGCCCGCGCATTGATTGCCGAAAAGGAACCAGGGCAGCAGATTATCCTTCCGCCCGGATGGAAAGAAAACATCAACACGCCGCAGCACCCGAACAGCAACCACGGCGAATTCAAGTCTGGAATGAACAAGGACGTTGCGAGCGGGTTAGACATCGAGTATTCGAACGCCTTTAACGACTGGGCGGGCGTGTCGTTTTCGAGCGTGCGCGTCGGTACGATCAGTGAGCGGGACGGATGGATCATTGCGCAAAACGATTTTATCAGCCAGTGCAAGACGCCGCAGTTCATGGCGTGGCTGCAATCTTTCCTGGTGCTGTCGGCTTCCGGAAACCTGCCTGTCGCCAAGTTGCCGAAGTTCGCGGAGCACACTTTTAGGGGGCGGCGCTGGATGTGGGTTGACCCCATGAAGGACATGAACGCGGCCAAGATGGCGCGCGATCACGGATGGAAGACCGACACGCAGATCACGGAAGACCTTGGCGGCGATTATGACGAGAACCAGGAACAAGCAGCCCGCGACCGAAGCACGCGCGAAAAGTACGGCAACCCCGAGCCGCAGATCGGCAACGGCAATATGCCGCAACCCAAACCGGGAGAAGACGACGATGAAGACCAGAAGCAAACAACCGGCAGCCAAGCCGGAAAAGACTGAGAAGACCGAGCGCCCGGACTTGATGATACGCGCCGCCACGCTGACGGCAACGCGCGCGGAAGGCGACAAGCCCGCAGCGGTGCGGATGAGCGTATCGAGCGAAGAGCCGGTCCTGACGTATGCCTACTACAACAAGACCTGGCAGCGGGTGTATGAGATTCTGGACCACGGCGAAGGCTCAATCGACATGAGCCGCTGCAAGGAAGGGCTGGTCATCCAAGACCGGCACTACGGAGATCAGATCGGTTTGATGGCGTGCGAGGTTGCCGAGCGCAAGCTGGGCGGCGAAGTCCGCTTTTGTTCCGGCACACGCGCACAGGAAATAATGACGGACGCGGCCAATGGGCTACGGCGCAATGTCAGTGTTGGCTACACTGTCGCGCCTGAGTCCTATCGCCAAGAGGGAGAAAAGAACGGAGTCCCGGTGGTACGGGCGATGTTCTGGATGCCCTACGAAGGCAGCTTTGAGCCGGTCCCGGCAGATACAACGGTTGGCGTAAATCGCGCCGCCGAACCAGTGGCGGTCGAACCGCCCGCGAGAGAAGGGAAAAGACACATGGACCCCAAAGAGATGGCAAAATTGTTCGCCCGCGCCGCCAAGTACGGCATCGAGGCCGCGAAGGTCGAGGCGCTGTTGGCTGACGGCAAGGGCCGCGCCGAACTGGACGCACTGATCGTCGAGAAGCAGGAATCCGACTCCGATGCGCAGCGCAAAGAGATCGTGACGCTCAAAGAGCGCAAGCCCGAACTGCCAGCGCAGCCGTCGAAGGTTGCCCCGGTTGGTGACGCCCGCGTCGGACTCAACGACAAGGAAGTGCGGCGCTACTCGTTCATCAACGCGATTCGCGCCCTGGCCGGTGACACGTCGGTTGACGTGGCGTTCGAACGTGAGTGCAGTCGTGCGGTGGAACAGAAGATCGGGCGGTCCGCGCGCGGCTTCTTTGTTCCGTATGACGTGCAAATCGCCAGCCGCGACTTGCAGATCGCCGGTGCCGGAACGGGATCGAACGTCGTTGCGACGAACCTGCTTGCCGGATCGTTCATCGAGGCACTGCGCGCTCGCATGGCGCTCCAGGCTCTCGGCGTCCCGGTGCTGTCCGGTCTGACCGGCGACATTGCGATCCCGAAGGGCACGACCGCGACGGGCTACTGGGTTGACGAAACGACCGCCCCGACCGAGAGCACCCCGGTGCTGTCTCAGGTGACGGGAACGCCGAAGGCGTGCGGCACGTATGTTGACATCAGCCGCAAGCTTCTCAAGCAGTCGAGCATCGACATTGAGGCGTTTGTCCGCAATGAGATCGCGATTGCTCTGGCGGTCAAGATCGACCAGGCTGGCTTCAACGGCGCTGGAACAAGCGAGCCTGTCGGCCTGCTAACTGGCCCGATCAGCACGGACGTTACCGTGACGGCTGGCACCCCGACATACGCGGAAATGGTCAACATGCCCGCGACGGTCGAAGGTAACAACGTCATGCTTGACAACTGCAAGTGGGCAGTGACAAGTGAGGTGTTCTGGAAGTTGGCCGCGACGGCGACCTCTACGAACGGCCCGGTTTTCATTGCCGACTACAACACAGGCCGCATCCTTGGCAAGCCCGCCGTTGTGTCGAGCAACGTCACGGCGAACTATGGATTCTTTGGCGACTGGACGCAGATGATCCTGGCCATGTGGGGCAACGGTCTGGACCTTAACGTTGACACATCCAGCGGAAGCACGACCGGCCTTGTCCGCATCGTGGGCTTCATGGACGTTGACGTGCTGGTCCGTCAGGCTGGCGCGTTCTGCCACGCCGACATCACGACCTAACCGGCGACGGAAGTAAACCCCACCCGGCGCGGGACAATCCCCGCGCCGGGTGATAACAGATCACGAAAGGACAAAGGAAAGATGAAACGGACACTCGGACTGATTCTGGTGGCGGTGCTTGCGGCAGCGGCGGCGTTGGCGGCTTTGGACGTTTACGACAGCGTGACCGTCAAGACGCTGCGCACCCCCCTGGCGGCGACCGGCACGACCACGAACACGGCAGTTGACGTGTATGACGCAAAGGGCATTTGTAACCTGATCGTCACGCACGGCCCGCGCACCGCGGGAGCGGCTACGTTTTCGAACGTGGTGACGTTGCAGACATCCACGGCATCGGGCGGGACTTACTCGACGGTGACGGCGATTACGAACGCCACCACGGGAGGGACCGGCACCGTTGCGACAGCCAAAATAGACGCGGCATCGCTAAAGCGATACGTGCGCGTGGTGATGGCAAACGGGACAAACACCGCAGCCAACAGCGTGCTTTTGCTGTATTCGAAATAACGACGCGACGGCCCCCCGCCCGTTTCCTCCGCACTTCCTCCTGGCGGGTGGGGGGCCGCTTATTGAGAGAGACGACATGCTGACCAAGGCAATAGTTGAGACGACTTACCGAGCGATCCGCACTGCAGCCCCCGGCGCGGCGGTATCGTTGCGGCACGCTGGGAACACGTACAGCGGCACGCGCGGGGTGCCGATAGCCGCTGGTATGGAGCTGGGGCGGACCGGCTCGCAGATGACGGGTGACGGGGCTGTGCGGCTTCTGGCCTCGGAGCTGAAAGCACCGTTCATCAAGCCGGGCGACGAAGTGACGATCCAGGACGCGCAAGGGACGTGGCGGCGGTACTA